CCGCCGCAACTCCTGACTCGACTCCTACGCCGGCCCCGACCAACGAGGACCCGGAAGAGGGCGATGAGCCGAAAGACCCGAAGCCTGAGGAGGAAGACGAGCCGAAACCCGAGGACAAGCCGAAGGCTCAGAACAAAGGTTCGCAGGCGCCGAAGCGCGAGACAGGCAAGGTGCCGGTCAACAAGTCCAACGTCGCCAAAGAGGCCTACGAGCTGTTTCAGCAGTACGGTCCCGGCTGTGTAGGGGCGAAGTAACCCAGTAAGTAAAACTTAAAACAAGACAATTTTATGGCAATTACAGCTGCAACCATTTCAAAAGCGGTCTTCGACAAACCCGTACAGCCGCTTTTCAACACGATTTACATGAGCTCCATTAACGCGGGCATTCCTGTAATCGTGACCAACACGAACACGAACCTGAAGGTAACGGCCAAAGCCACTATCGGCTCGGCTCCTCAGGGCACGCAGATTACCGACGAGATGTTCACTACGTCGACGTCCGGTTTCGAGGTGGACGGGTTCTCCATGAACAACGACACCTACTTTACGCTCCTCGACCTCGAGAGCAATATCTCCCAGCTGCCCAACGAGTTCCGTACCGACGCCGCCGGTCTGGACCCCGCTTCGCTCGTGGAGATTCTGCTCACCATCGGCAACCGCATGAGCGAGCAGCTTCTGGCGAACTACTTCACCAAGCTGCAGGCCAACGTCGAGGCTATCGTGCCCGCCGACAACCTCACGCTGTCGATGGCAGGCAAAATCGAGTGGGACCCGACCAAGGCCGTCACCGGTGACGTACAGAGCATCGCAACCATCCTTGACGGCATTCTCGCAGGTCTGCCGCTGACCATGCAGGTCGGAGGTGCCGCCGGTTCCATCGTGACCGCATGGGTTTCGTCGCAGAACTTCGAGACCATGAAGGTTGGTGTCATTCAGGCCTACCAGTACAACAAGAACGGTGGTATGACTACCAACTTCTTCCAGTACTGCAAGGAGGAATCGACCATCGACGAGTCGCGCCGGAAAATCAACGACGAGTTCGTACGGTACAAGAACGTCCTCATCCTCCCGCTGAACGGCATGAAGGCCGATTCGCTTATCCTGACCTATCAGGAGGGCATCGAGAAGGGCCGTGTCTTCTACGACAAGGTGCCGGCAGCTCAGCTGAACAACTTCTACATGGTCATTAAGGGCGCGTTCATCCGCAACGACCAGCTCACGGTGCCCATTAACGAGAAGTCGCAGCAGATGTTCTTCAACCTGCCCTATCAGGTCGGAGAGCTGCTGACCATCAACAAGGTGGAGAACGCAGTCGCGCAGTACAAGGTGCTGGCCAAACTGTCGTCCGGCCTGCTGTTCCGCGAGGTCGACAAGGTGTTCGGCGTGTTCCCTGACGCGATGACCAAGGGTTAAACCAAAAACACAACACGAAAATGGCAACAACTATTGTAAACAAGTGTCGTCCTACGGACGTAAAATCGAATACGTGGTGTCTCAAAACCATGTTCTCGCTCGGTGAAGGCGCCGACTTGGTTTTCCTGCCCGTAGCGGTATGGGGCCAAATTAAGAAGCGCTGGTTTGTCACGCAGGCAAGCGAAGAGTCCAGCGCTCCGATGATTCTGGCCGAAGAGGCCGGCTCCACGCAGATGGCGTATATCTACAACGAGCCGGTAGTCACCTCGTCCGAGACCATTCTGGAGGCCCTTTTCCCGGATGCTTCGGCGGCAGACGCCGAGAAATTCGGCATGTACTTCGCCGGTAACAACCTGATTTTCAACCCGACGCTCGGCAATTCCATCGAGTCGAACGGCGTGCCCTATCAGACCTCGGCCTTCTCGCTCCCGGTCGGTTCTGACCGAGAGTACGACGCCCTCGTGCAGTACCTGCAGGCCAACGCATGGGTTGGAATCAAGCTGTCCGCAGACGCGCAGACAATGCACGTCTACGGTGGTCCGCGCGGGTACTTCCCGAAGGCTGACGAAGTGGCAGAAATGCTCTTCTCAGGCAACAACGACGCCAAAGGCGAGACCGCTGCGGCGTTCGAGGTTGCAAAGGCCAACTACGCAATCGAGTACGTTACGCTCGGTGAGCAGACGGCTAACAAGAACGCGCTCAGTGACCTTATGGGTTACTTCAAGGACGGCGCATGCAAAGAGAACGGCTCCGAAGTATCGGCGTAGTTCTTCTGCAGAACAGTTCTTTTATAGGGTTATGCCGCTTGGCGGCGGCATAACTCACTAATACGAGATTGATAAGATGAAACTTTACGACAGACTTATAGCAGGTGTAGTGTGGCTTTCTAAGTTCACTATATTCTCGCCCATGAATTTGCAGGAGGACTCGGCTCTCAAGGACGACCTTATGCAGTGGGGCAACTATGCTATAGGGAATAACATGTACCCTAACCTGTTTAATATCTTCGTAAAGTATTCGCCTACGGCTGACTTAGTTCTTAACCGTCTCGTAAAATACGCCTTTGGTAACATACCTAAGGAGATAAAGAACCAGCCGACCACGCTTGAAAGTTCGTTCACTAACACAGTTCAGGCGCTGGTCAAGAACGCAGGCCGTGACGCTTTTATGTACAAAGGCTCGTTCGCGCTTTGGATTGGCTACAATGCCGAGTCTAAAGTTAACGAGTTCGTTTGGGAACCGGTGGAGAATGTCCGGTATATGAAGCGTGACCCCGAGCTCTACCCGTATACGGATAACGACTATATGCTTGCTATTCTGGATAGCGAAGGCCAGAAAGTGGCAGCAGTTTATTATCCGTATGAGCCTGACCGTGTTGCAGAGCAGACTAAAAACTTCGAAGCTGGACGAGCAGTTGACCCGAGGCTTGGAATAGGTCAAGTGTTGTTCTACAACTCTATTGACGGCCAGTTGTACCCGGATTGCGTATTTAACTCCATGGTGCCTATCCTGCTGACTGATGCAGGTACTGATACGATGGTAATGAGTTACCTCGCAAACTCTGACCTGCTTAAGACCTACAAGAAGAAGGCAGGAGCTACTGGTGCGGACACGACGAATACCCTCGGCGGGTTATTTGACGGAGAATTGCTCCACAGTATTTGGGGCGTGGACCGGGCGGTTGAGCTTGGTAATACTGCCGGCTCGGCTCAGTTTGGCTCTGACTACCTCAATACCGGTGTCAAAACTGCAGGCTCTACCGAGTATGTAAATATTACGAACGATAACGAAGGCATCAGCGACTACGTAAAGATTGCTGACTTTCCTAAGTTTGCAGACGAGCTTAGTAAGATAGACGAGCGTGTAGCTCGCAAGTGCTGCTTAGCGCTTGATGTACCCTACGAATATATCTTTAAGATGGAAAGTGGGATTATGAATCAAGACAACCGGGCAATGCTTATTAGCGAGCTTAACAATACTTTGGAAGACATTCGTGAGACTTTCGAGAACGTTATCAACAAGGTACTTGAGAACTCGGTCTATACTTGGAAGCTGCAGATACGACCTATTGGCGAAGGCAAAGAAGATGTAGCCGAAGCTAACAAGAATATTGTTGCACCTAAAAACGAACAGTAATGATTAAGTTCCCTCAAGGCAGTACCGGTTACTTCGTCATAGAGCTGTTTGACGGAGACAAGCCGCTTGACATACCGGAAGGTGCAGAGCTTACCTATACGGTTTCTACTTTGGTAGGTAAGCAGCTTATGTTCAGAGCGACGACTGCAGACGAGAGTATTGCACATGTCGATATTGGCATATATGTTTGTTTCCTCTCGGCCGATGTGTCCAAAAAGCTTACACAGCCCGATAACTATGCAGAGTTAGCGCTTTTTATGGCCGACAAGTCGATGGTTAACATAGGTTGCAATAACGTAGATATTCATGTAATTCCTAATACAATTAACAGCGCGCTATGATTACAGCAGCAATTTCATTTAACGGAGCTTCGGGGTGTCAAAACGACCAACCCAGCGAACGTGCTGTAATTGCTTTGCAGCAGTGGCTTAAAGGTGACGACGGCGCCAAGATTATAGTAGTGGCGAGTGAAGCCGAGGCTATCGAAAAATCGGCAGGCGATACAAAAAATTTCTATGTGTGGGAATAGTCATAAACCAGCAGAAATTAATCAATATAGTTTACGCGGGTTCGCTGGTCCACGGCGTAGTCTATAACAAGGTAGTAGTTTGGAGAACCGGAGTAAGTGAAATATCGTTTGACCCGGATTCACTTCACTTCGATAACGAGGCCTACGAACAAATACAAAAATTCATTATCAGGGCAACACAGCCATGGTATATTGAAGAGATTTTCTAACCACAAAAAAACGAATATGGCAGTTTTGAAAATTGGTAAGTTCGAGGTCGCTCAGCAGAGCGGCACAGCTGGTACCATCGAAAACGGTATCAAATACGCGATTGAGCACACCGGTCGCGCGGTATACCAGAAACAAGCTCGCGGTATTTGTGGCGTGGGAGATACTGCCGCTACGGCAATTCTTACCCTCACAATTGCCGCACGCGCGCCCTTTATGACGCTTCTTAGCAACAGCCAAGACGTTGCATGGGACACGGTTGAAGCAACCGTGCGCGCTACTACCAACGCGGAGAAATTCCGCGTAACCTCTTCCGGCAAAGCGATTACGCTGAAGTCGTCCAGCATCTACACTGTGAATGGTAATGAGGGAACATTCACCAACGGTCTTGGCCTCGACTCGCAGCACTCGTTTGATGTTACGGTACAGTTTGCTACCAACGTAACGGCGGATAATGTAGTTATCCCGGTCCTCATCGAGTACTACGACGGCACGACGTGGAAGTCGGCAGGTACGTTTACCATCACGCAGTCGAGCGCCGACGCGGATTTTGTCATTACGTCAGACCCTACAACGCTGCAGCAGTTTGCCAATACAGGCGGCAATCAGACCTTGGCAATCACCTCGAACAAAGCCTATACTATCGAGAAGCAGGGTAGCGATACGGCTTGGTTCTCGATTGACCGCACCACTGGTACGGCAGGTACGGCAGACCTCAAGGTTACAGTTGTGGCCAATCCAGTTGCAGCCGCAGCCCGTACTGGTACTATTATCTTCAAGAACCCGATTTCGGGCTCGACGGTTCTCTCCATCACGGTATCGCAGGCTGCAGGTGACGCTTACGCAATTAGCTTTAACCCGACGACTATTGCTTTCCAGAACAACGAGCTGAACCAGATTAAGAATACCGAGTTGACTGCCAATGCTTCGTGGCAGATTGAGGAGGTAATCGAGACCTACGCAGTGCGTAAAGCCTAAGCAGTTACAAAGGTATGACGTTTGACTGGGTAACAATTCAACCAACTAACGGACCCGAGGGAGTTAATACTCTCTCGGTGTCCGTTATTAAAGGTAGAACAACTCCCCAAGTAATACCGAGTACCAACCGTAACTACTTAATTGCCTCAGATGTTATTTTCTCAGGCTTACACCCGCAGTCTTCGGCTGGGAATGTAGCGTATAAATACGCACCTGACTTAACAAAACAGCAAGGTAAAAGTCTTAGGCTAAGCTGCGATATTGAGGTAGTTGGGGCTAAGGGTACTCCAGCCTACGCTTTTATAGGCTTTCAGGTTAATATCTTATACGAAGACCAGACAGACCCGGTTACATTGGCTTGCCAACTCGCTGGTACTATAGGTGACCAAAAACGGCGGCTATCATATACGTATGCCCTGCGAAATGTGCCATATCATATATACGGCGTACCTGTAGGTTATATTTATTTAGATGCTGATTATGCGACTGTAGCACGGCCTAAGGTCGAGATAGTAGGTGACGATAATGGTATTTGGCAGCCTGCTCCTGAGGACCTTTGGACTCAACAAAAATCTTTTATAGCAACCGCGCCTGATGGAAAGGCCAAGGCCGCTTTTACAGTGACTTATTTAGGACCTAACAAGCAGTTTGATGCGGTAGAGTTTAATCCTAACCAATTCTATTAATGGCTCAGATAGTCTCGGCGGATAACCTGTACGAGTACAGTATCGCCTTACGAAATTCAGGTATCACTGTAAGTAACCTGCAGATGCTGGAGCGTCAGATTCTTGCCTTTATTTTTGGTAAGGAGGGAGCTCTGGCTCTCGTGCGTGAAATAAATGTCAACACGGTACAGTCACCCAAGGTAAAGGAACTTCTGGACGGTGACGACGAGTTATTCTCTGGTCTCAGGGCTTTGCTCGCTACAATCATTTGCACGAATCTGCTCAGCCAAAACCGTATTCTTGTAGGCCGACAGAACGTAGCAAAGCGTCCGCTTACCCATCAAGTCACAACACGAAGGGAAGAATCGGACGTAATACAAGCGCTGGCTTATTCAGCAAAAAGTATTATATTTGCTATGCACGACTACTTGCAGCAAGAAGGTAAGAACCCGCTCAACCTGAAAATTGCTCGTAGCATTTTTGCGACACGATACGCGACTAACACAAGCGGGTATATTCCGGCAAATACGCCGGGCTTTATGGGCTTCTTAGGCTGGTGGTAAATGAACATACTCGATAACATATCTGCTAAGTCTTTGCTTTTGCGGACTTTCTTGCAACCCGAAGCCGGTCACAAGCTTTCAGAGTATACGCCTGTCCCGCTGCATCGAATCTTCGGCACTGACCCCGAGTTTGTTCAGTACTCTGCTTTTGAGAACGGCTATGAAATGACTGTAACCATTACGAGCTGTGAAGACCTTCGGTATATCGCCGATTACAATTATCTGTCTGAGCTGGTAGTTGTAACCGGAGATGATAAGTACTATCAAATAGGCTCAGAAGAAGGGTTTGAGCTTGTCGGCATTATCCCACCGCCGTCACCTGACAAAACTCTTTTTGTGTATACGTTTAAGACAAACAAACCAAATAATCAACCCTATCAAATCCGTACGTATGATTGAAAAACTCAAACAGTATTGGTACGTCCAGTACAAAATCGCGGCAGCTAAACTGTTCCGCGAGTTCATCGGCTTTTTAGCCAAAGGCGGAAATCAGGCTGTAGACTTCTACAACCATAACGAGCGCCTTGTCCAGTCGCTTCTGGCAAATCCGCACAACACCGATTCGCTCGACGCCATCAGCCTCAAAAAGCTTATCGCGGAAAGTCTCAAGCAGCCGGTCGAGAATCAGCAGTGGTTCTTCGAGCGTGCCAAGGAGAAGCTCAACGAGGTGAAGCGTGTACTTACTGAAAAGTATCAAGGTACGTTGCGCTATGGGCAGGAGCTCGGTATCGATTTATCCGAAAGTACTCCTGAGTCTTTGTGGGCAGACCTCTGCGGGTATGAGCACACTGCAGAGTCTGAGCAGGAACAGCCTGAGCAGGAACAGCCTGAGCAGGAACAGCCTGAGCAGGAACAGCCTGAGCAGGAACAGCCTGAGCAGGAACAGCCTGAACAGGAACCGACCCAAGAGACCGAAGAGGATGAAGCAGGCGCGGCAATGCTCAAAGCTGAGCTATTCAAGGCGCAGCTTTCTGAGATGGCTGGCGTTGGCATGAGCGACGCCGAAATATGGGAAGTTGTGAAGGATGAGGCCAAGGCACTCAAGCTGACCAAGGCTAAGGTCCTCGCTGAGCTGGCCGAGATGAGTAAGTAAGTCAAACAACGGCGCTGACGTTACAAGCGTCAGCGCCATAATTTTACTGGTACAATGACATTCGCAGATATTATAAGCAGGCTTCAAGGCGGTGAAGCTTTTACACGGCGGACTTGGGACGGTTCTAAGTTTATCGTGTGTCAGAATCCGCAGACTATTCCGGCTGACGTCGTGCCTAACATGACGAGCTTGCCGGAACGAGCCAAGGAGTTGCTCGCAGCTTCGTTCCGTGGCTCCATTTCCTATCATGACCAAGTGCTGGTTATTACGAAGTCGTCAGGTGAGGCTACGTATTATGTACCTACTTGGGAAGAGATTTTCGCCAATGACTGGTACACCTGCTAACAACAAAGACAATGAAACTTATTTATAACAACTTTATCCCTTTCGAAGGGTTCAAGGCTATCAATCTGTTTGGCCTTGTGTTTGTGCGTAACGGTTCGAGTCCGTTCACACAGATTGATGAGAACCATGAAGGCACACACACACTGCAGCTTCTGGAGGTGGTTGGCGCAGCGCTTGTACTGTGGCTTATGCTGAACGCTATCTTTAGCGTTTCGGCATGGTGGCTGGTCGGTGTGGCATTCAGCTACTACATTCTGTATCTTCTCTTGTGGGTGACGAAGGGCTTCAGCTACCGCAAGAATCCGTTCGAGCAAGAGGCTTACGCCCACGAACGCGAAACTGGGTACAGAAAGAAGCGGCGGTTATTCGCTTGGTTCCCGTATGTCTTCAAATAATGGTAAGTGGCTATTTCTCGCGGGCTTACTTATAGGAATACTTGGCACTCTGTTACTCTACAGGCCTCCTATGGTAGTAGAGACGCGTACCGAATATATTCCCGGACCGGTTATAAGTGTTTCGCGAGACTCTTCAGAAATAAAGCCTGTTTCGAGCTCTCTGGCTGAGCCTTTGCAATATGCTCACAAGGTTCAGCCTTCGGAGCCAAGCCCTGAAATTGGGCCTAATCTGCAAGCCACAGAGCCTATTTCTGAACCTCCTGACAGTTTACTCGAAACAGTCAAGGACTGGAATACAAAACGCGAGTATTCTGAAACTTTGATAGATTCGGACACAGTAGGTAAGGCTAAGCTTGATATTACAGTACAGTATAACAGAATTACTGGTTATGACTTTAATTTTACACCGGTAAACCGAGTACAAACCATCATACAGTCACCACCGATTAGACTGCAAGGGTATATGCTCGGTAACGTGACGAATACGGGCGCTCAAATAGGCTTAGGTCTCAAGTATAAAAACTTCGGCATTCACGCTTTAGGCGGATACGACTACATTTCTAAAAAACAGGTCTACGGCGGCGGGTTAATGGTGGTTTTTTAGGTGTTTGTCGGTGGACTCGTTCAATAGAACGAGTCCTTTTTATTTATATTATTTGCTATCTTTATCACAAATATCCAACCAATGGCAAACTCTCCTTACTTACCTTTGTTTATTCGAGTACTGCTCGAAAAATATCCTGACATAACGCCAGCTGAAGCTATACAAAAGTGCCTCGATATTGGTGTTATTAACGAGACTGCACTTTCTCGCTGTGTCTTGCGTGCACGTGCCGCCGAGTTGATGGAGGTACAACCCATCAAAGACGAAATTCTGTGGATTCTTACCGAAGAATTTCCGGTCTCACATGAGACCGCGAAAGGCGCGGTATACGTGTATACTGACCTGAATATTTCGGAGGATATAAAGGAAAAGCTGCTGCCTACCTCTAAGCCAAGTATTACGGTCTACCGCCGAGGAGGTGGCTGGCTTAATGATTTAATGGCTGACTTCTGGCAGTTGGATAAGACCATGGCTTATTATCTGGCTCTCGACTTCAATACAAATAAGGCCAAGCTATATCTTGAGCCAGTAGAAGGCGCGTACCCGCTAACTTGGTTTGAGACTAAACAAAACTGGCGGCTTGCTGCACGTGAGCTTTTCGACAATGAGCTGCCGGGTTGGCGCTCAAAAGTATACACGTATAAGCTTGTATTCTATTCCCCAACTAACTTTATAGTAACTAAAGTACTTAAACGAAGATGACAGACAACGTAAACCACCCCGCGCATTACACGTCGCACCCGAGCGGTATCGAGTGTATTCAGGTTACTCGGCATTATTGCTTTTCCATTGGCAACGCAATCAAGTACCTTTGGCGTGCCGGGCTCAAGGCAAGCGCCGATAAAACTCAGCGAGAAAAAGAAATCGAAGACCTCAAAAAAGCTAAATGGTATATCGATGACCGTATACAACAGCTTGAAAATGAGAAGTAGAGCAAAGGCCCTAAGTTATGCTTAGGGCCTTTTTATTTATCTTTTGGTCAAATTAGTTGGTAAATAGACCTCCAGTTAAGCCAGTAGGTTAAATAACTGATATAATTAACTGGTATATAGTTAGTTAGGCCTAAAATACTAATTATTAAAAATTTTTGCCAACGTATACGCCGTTTTTCAGGCTATGCTTCGTATACGCTTCGTATACCGGTTCGTTTACCAAACCTTTAGCTTAGGTAACTGGCCTAAATGACCTGAGCGTCAGGCCTTTATATCAAGCTTCATTTTGAAGGTAAACAAAGTAAACAAAGAATTGCATTATTAACTTATTTTTAGTGTAATTCATAGGTTGACTATCTGAGAATTACATAGTTTTTTAAGTCATATAAGAAAACTTTGTTTACTTCGTTTACCTCTTGAGTAAGTACTTGGTTTCCAGTTAGTTATATAAACTCAGGGGTAAACGAAGTACGAATATCAGGCCCAAGGCCCTCGATAATAGGTACGTAACGCGCAGGAAAGCAGCCACTTGTAACTTTTTATAGAATTTTTCTTCAAAATTATTTTACAGAATCATTTTTTATTCTTATCTTTGTAGTGAACAAAAGAATAAAGGCCTATGAATGCTAAGCAACGTGAGTTAATATGCGAGTCTTATATACAGCACCTCGAAAATGGAATACACAGTGACATAGCTGGTGCTTATAATGATATTAAGGACTTTTTTGACCACATAAAAATTACTGACGCTAAGTTAAGTGCTGAAATGGAAACAGCACGAACAGTGTGGGAAAATAATTAATACTATAAAAATATGGACTTCTCTAAAATTAAGCAAGATGTGTACGCGCTTTTTAAGCGTGACGATTTACCGGAAGGCTTTTTCAGAACATTCAAAGACGAAGACGACCCGAATAATTTTATTGCGGTTACATGTGAGCGTACTGGGCTTCTGCTCAATGTGTACATTAACGTTAACGGTATACAAATTATTCGTCGGAATGTTTTTGGCTGTTTCTGGCGGCAAGGCACGCTTTTCAAAAATAGCATCTTGGATGTACTTGATGACTTAGGATATTGCGTGTCCTATGATAATGCGGTAAGCCACGAGCATTGGCAGAAAACTCTTTAATAATATAACAGTATGGAAACTATCACAACTAAAGTCTGTGCTAAATGCGGTAAAGAAAAATCCGTAGAGTACTTCAAGAAAAGTGGTTTATCGGCCGACGGCTATTGCCGGCTTTGTAATGAATGTACCCCCCCCAGCTAAGCCTAAGCGCTTACGGGTATATGAAGGTGGCAATCCAGCTTTAGCCGGTTTCAAGCCTCGTGAACTGATGGACGAGCTTAGAGCTCGCGGGTATCACGGTGAACTTAAAATAACTCAATCTATAAAATTATGAATAAGCTTTTATTACTCTTGTGTATCTTGAGCGCTCTTAGCCTGCTTAATAGCTGCTCAAAAGACGAAGACGCAGTGCCTAAGTCTGACGTCCAGCTCAGCGGGCACTACGCAACGCCCGAACGCTCCTTTAAGTCGTACACTCGTACGCACTGGTATTTTAACGGTGGCAATTCTGCTACATTCGAGTGGCAGGATATTGTCCGGGAGGGTGGCGCTTCTTCTCGACCGCATGTCGTAGCTTCAGACCGTGAAGGTCGTAAGTGGTACGTCAAAGGCGACAAATTCCACTATACTATTGACGGAGTTTGGCAAGTTACCACCTTCGAGTATATCGACTCTTCAGAAATTATTATCGGAGGTAAAACCTACAAACGAATAGGATAGATATGGCAAAGGCACGCGTTTATCGAAGCGGCGAAGCCTGTCCGCAGTGCGGTGAAATTCTTGAGGCTATTGACGGTCAGTATATTCAAACCGCTGGCTTTGATGGCGTAACTGAACCAGAGTTCGGTACATTATGGGAGTGCGTACATTGTCCTACTTGTAACTTTCAATTCTCAGATGAACCGTAAAAGTTCAGTCTCTGCAGAATTTTTCTATAAAAATATTTTACAGATTCAAAAACTTTGCCTATCTTTGTAATATCAAAATAAAAGTCAGATGAATAAAGACCTCAAAGAACTGCTTGAGTCAGGCAGTATAAGCAAAGCGGATATTGCGGTAGCTCTCTTCCCGCGACACCAGCACCCTACGGCCGCACTTGAAGGTGTCATTAAGGGAACGCGCGAGCTCCGGGTATCTGAGGCCCAAGTGCTTGAAGACCTCAATAAGGCCAAGCATGTTTGGCATGCGTTCAATACCGGCGAAGACACCGTATTTATATGCGGTAACGTGAGAGTACTGGCCCACGCAAATGGCTTCATTCTCACCAAAAATAACGGTGAAGAGCATCGTTTTACTTTGCCGGAAAACCTCAAACTCAGCGACGCTCTTCGTCATTTCGAACACTATTTCTAAAACCCCTAAAATAATGAAAGTAAAAATTACTTTTGAGCTCGACATTCAGGATATGGACGAGTGCGCGAAAATGAACAAAATTATTGCCGCCGCTCGCGAGGCTGGCGTAACCACGGCTGAGACCGCAGCAAAGCCCGCTCCGGCAAAGGCTGCTCCCGCTGCAGCCCCTACAAAGCCGGCACCTGCTCCGGCACCTGCTCCTACAGCTCCTTCGAAGCCTGTATCCGCTGCCCCGTCTGCAGCAACCCCCAAGGCCCCGGCGGCTGGTAGCGCGATTAAGTTCGTCGACGTACAGGCCAAGGCCCTTGAGTGCATCTCGCCGGTTAACGGTCAGGTGAATCCGCTCCGCGCAGCTACTGCCGAGTTGCTGCAGAAATACGGTGCTACGGGCCTCAGCAAACTCGCTCCCGAGCGCTATCAAGATTTCTACAATGACCTCGTAGCTCTCCAAGCCAATGCCCAGTAACCACGCATTGCTCAGTCCTTCAGCAAGTCATCGTTGGCTCGTTTGCACGCCATCGGTCTTGCTGGAGGCCGAGTATGGAGAACAGAGCTCGAGCAGCTACGCACAAGAAGGCACGTTTGCCCACAGCGTAGCCGAGTTCAAGCTGCAAGGCGAACCAGAGTTATTCGAGCCGAATGCCGAATACAGCTTCGACGACACTCTTCGCGAACTTACTCCATATATCGAGTACTGCGAAGCTCTTAAGTCTGTAGCTGACATTTGGGCAGTCGAGACACGGGCAGACCTCACGGACATTGCGCCGAATATGTTCGGTACCTGCGACTTCCACGCAAAGGTAGGTACTACGCTTTACGTAGTCGACCTCAAGTATGGAAAGGGCGTGCAGGTATATGCTGACCACAACCCGCAGCTTATGCTTTACGGTTATGGTATCGCACGTAAAACGCCGGGCATTACTAACCTGAAGCTTGTTATTATCCAGCCGAGACTTGACCATGTGTCTGAGTTTGATATTTCATGGGCCGACCTCGATGCTTGGATAACCAACGAAGTAAAGCCTGCAGCTCAGGCCGCGCTTAGCGGCGCAGGTGAGCTTATTGCAGGCAAGCACTGCAAATTCTGTAAAGTAAAGGGCCGTTGTCGTGCGTTGGCCGATGAGGCTCTCAAAATTGCCAAACATGAGTTTGCAGCTCCTACCCTCTTATCTCCTGAAGAGCTCTCCCAGATTCTGCAAGAGTCCGAGCTCTATGAGGATTGGCTTACAAGTGTAAAGGCTGAAGCACTACGCCTTCTGTGTAACGGAACAGAAGTTCCGGGGTACATGGCCGCGCAACGTCTCGGTAATAGGACTTGGGCTAATCCTGAGGAGGTACGAGAAATTCTCGAATTTGCGTTTGACCCTGAGGTATTCCTCGAAACCAAGGTAAAGACGGTAGCACAAATCGAGAAAGCAATAGGTAAGAAGGATTTCGCACGACTTCTGGCCGATAAAACTGTGCGACCGTCCGGAGGTCCTTCCTTGTCGGTTTTTGACCCCAAGAAGACCCCGTACACCGGCACGTCAGCAGTTGAAGAGTTTGCTGCTGCTGCACAAGCCGACTAAATTCCTACAAACTCTAAACCGCTAAAAACTAAACAGTTATGGCAAAATTAATGACGGGTCGCGTACGTTTCAGCTACGTGACGGTCTTCGAACCGAAGGCCATGTCGGAGAACGACACTCCCAAGTACTCGGTATCGATTTTGATTCCGAAAACCGATGTAGCTCAGATTGAGCGCGTCAAGAAGGCGATTGCCGAAGCAATCGAGGAAGGTAAAGCGAAGAAGTTTGGCGGAAAAGTTCCGGCTAACCTGCGCACGCCGCTCCGTGACGGAGACCTCGAGCGTCCGGGTGATGACGCTTACGCAGGGTGTATGTTCTTCAACGCCAACACGCAGCTGAAGCCTCAGGTCGTTGACGCCAATCTGAACCGCATCGACGGTCTCACGCGTGAGGAGTTCACGGAACAGTTCTACTCCGGTTGTTACGGCCGCGCTACGATTAACTTCTACGCTTTCGACTTCCGGGGCACGAAGGGAATCGCTGCAGGTCTCGGCAATCTGCAGAAGCTGGCTGACGGCGAACGCCTTGCCGGCGGTGCATCCGCTGAATCCGAGTTCGGTTCGGAGCCTCTGCCCGAAGATGACCCGCTGATGTAGCCAGTGAAGGGAGCGGCTTACCTGCTGCAAGCTGCTCCCTTCCTTTTTATTAAACCATGAAGACAACCAACATACTTATATGCGGCTTTGTTATCGGTATTATATTTTCGGCCTTTTTGACCAAAAAAACAGCAATAACTCCGGTAGTGCAAAAGCCCGTACTTTTACGAGTTGAGACCCTCGATAAGTGGGGTCTGTTCATAGAGGCGCTTGCTTGGGTTGAGTCAAGGCACGACTCGCTCGCTGTAGGGCGTACTAACGATGTTGGTTATCTACAAATTACTCCGGTTATTATCGCCGATGCTAACCGAATCTTAGGTTATGCGGCATACACTCTCGAAGACCGGACAAACAAGGCTAAGAGCCTTGAAATATTCGAGGTAATTCAGGACCACTATAATCCTGAACACGATATGCACTTTGCTCTTAAGCTGTGGAACCCGAAGGCCCCGGTAAGTTACCATAGGCAAGTAATGGCAGAGTTTAACCAACTAATAAACAAACAGCGCAATGACATACTGTTACACCGACTTAGAGACGTTCAGCTCAGTAGACTTAAAGAGCCAAGGCCTCTATAAATATATAGCCTCCCCTGACTTCGAGGTACTTATGGTTTCGTACGCCTTTGACGACGGACCGGTTAAGACCGTCGATTTGATGTCAGGCGAGCTCTGGCCGGAAGAGTTTATAGACGCATATTTCAACGACGAGGTAATTATGCACGCGCATAATGCGGTCTTTGAGCGTTTGGCCCTCGCAAAGGTCGTAGCCCCTATTCCGATTGCCCGCTGGGAGTGCTCGCTTGTTAAGTGCGCATACGCTGGTATTCAGCTCTCCCTCGACAAGGCTTCGAAGATGCTCGGACTTTCACAAACAAAGCTGGCTTCGACTGGCGCTGATTGCATTAAGTACTTTTCTATTCCCTGCAAACCTACGAAAGTAAACGGTCAGCGTACCCGTAATTATCCGGAGCACAACCCGAAGAAGTGGGCTGACTATCTCAAATATAACGCACAAGACGTCGAGACCGAGCGAGCTATTGCTAAGCGTCTTGAGGACATTATTCTTCCTGAGCGTGAAAAGCAGCTTTATATTCTGGACCAAGAAATAAACGACCGTGGAATCATGGTCGACTTGGATTTTGTGAATAAAGCGGCTGAGCTCAATGGAGAGTATAAGCAAAATCTTGTGCAGTCTACTAAAGATGATTTAGGTATCGAGAAGCCTAATAGTGTGGCCCAGATTAAGCGCTGGTGTGCAGACCAAGGCTATCCGGTAGACTCGGTAACTAAAGACGACGTAGCTCGTATTCTGGCAGACCCCGCTGCGCCTCCTCAAGTAAAGGCTCTTATGGAGAGCAGGGCTCAACTTCGAAAAAGCTCAATAAAGAAGTATACGGCCATTTTGAACATGGTGGGCGAGGACTGCCGGGTACGAGGTCTTTTCCAATTCTATGGCGCTAACCGGACAGGTCGATGGGCTGGCCGTGGAGTCCAATTGCATAACCTCCCACAGAACCATATCGCGCTGCTGGACGAGGCCAGAGAGCTTGTCCTTAGCGATTGCACACTTGCAGACAAAGCTCTGAATATCGAGCTTATTTTTGGCAATGTGAGCGACACCCTTTCTCAGTTAATTCGTACCGCACTTGTAGCCGGAGAAGGCCGTTGCTTTGCAGTCGCTGACTTCTCAGCTATCGAGGCACGAGTTATCGCATGGCTTGCCGATGAGCATTGGCGGCAAGAAGTTTTCAAGACTCACGGAAAGATATACGAAGCTTCTGCCTCTATGATGTTTAAGATACCTATCGAGAGCATCAAAAAGGGCTCGGACGTACGCCAAAAAGGTAAGATTGCAGAGCTTGCTCTGGGCTTTGGCGGTTCACTCGGTGCGCTTGAGCGCATGGGTGGTGCTTCGATGGGTCTTAACCAGCAGGAAATGCGGGATATTGTCAAGCGCTGGCGTGCCGCTAACCCGAATATCGTTGAGCTCTGGAATACCTGCGATGAAGCTGCTATTGAGGCTATTTTGCATAACTGTGCGATTCACCTCAAGCACGGTATCGTATTTGACAAAGAAGACGACTGGCTGACAATCAAGTTACCAAGTGGCCGCAAGCTCTATTACTTCAAGCCTAAGCTCGGACCAAGCAAGATGGGTGCAACGCATAGCATTCTGTACCATGACTATTCGCTTGGTATGACCGACGCAGAAACAGGCTTGCCGAAGCTCGAGACTGTCGATACCTACGGCGGAAAGCTTGTGGAGAATATCGTACAAGCTACGGCCCGGGATTGCCTTGGCGAGGCGATGCTCCGCGTAAATGCTGCTGGCTATCCTATCGAGCTTCATGTGCACGACGAAATGGGTGTCAATATTCCGGTAGACGGTACAGAGAACGATGTACTCAAAAAGCTCTATGATATTATGAGTCAGCCTATTAGCTGGGCTCCGGGCCTTCTTCTCAACGCCGATGGCTATGTAACTCGGTATTACAAAAAAGACTAATTGGGGGGGGTAATGATATGATTATTTCTGTAGGACCTCGCGTAGACTGTAAGTATTGGAAAAATCAAGAAATTACTTGGGCCGACTTTGTTTCTAAAGTATCACGGCCTCAGGTAACACCCGAGACTTATATAGAGTATATGGCGCTCTCAAAAGACCGCCAGAACTCAATCAAAGATGTAGGCGGCTTTGTCGCAGGTAACTTGTTTAAGGGCATACGCAAGCCTAAGAACGTTACCCGGCGTTCAGCCTTGACCCTTGACTTGGATTTTGCGCCTCTGACGTTCTGGGATGAATTTACGTTCGTCTTCGACTGTGAGGCTATTCTCCACACAACGCACAAACATAGCTCGCGTACGCCGCGCTTTCGGCTTATTATTCCGCTGGCCCATGACATTACACCAGACGAGTATGAGCCTATAGCCCGGCAGGTAGCAGCGATGCTCAATATCGAGTACTTCGACAAAACGACATTCGAGGTTAGTCGTCTTATGTTCTGGCCGTCAGTCTCAGCAGATGGCGAATGGGACTTCAAGCACCAACAAGGAGAGTTCTTAGACCCTGACGCTATTCTGGCGCGTTATGCAGACTGGCACGATATGGCCGAATGGCCTCACCATGATGATTATAGCACACTTGACGTGCTTAAGGCCAAGGCCAAGAAGCTCGAAGACCCGTCGGCAAAGCGCGGTTTAATCGGCCTTTTCTGCCGCACCTTTACAATTCAGGAAGCTATAGAAAAGTTCTTGCCTGAGGTGTATGCTGGAGGACCTGAACGCTATACATACCTCAAAGGGTCCACGGTTAACGGTCTGGTTATTTACGACGACCTTTGGGCCTATTCGCATCACGGAACAGACCCGGCAAGCGGCTTGTGCTGTAACGCGTTCGACCTCGTTCGTATTCACAAATTCGGTGAACTCGATGCGATTAAGGACATAGAAAGTACCCGCACTAAGTCTTATCGGGCTATGTGCGAATTTATCCGCACGCTGCCCGAAGTAAAGGCTGTAGCCGCTACCGAAGCCGCAGCAGATGCTCGCGAGGATTTTATGGCTCAGCCTCTTGAAGACGAGGAAGCGCTTGAGGAGGCACTGCAGCCGACTGACCCGGACAGCTGGAAAACTCAGTTGACCCTTGATGCCAAAGGCGCCTTTGAAAACTCAGCAGGAAACATAACCCTTATACTCAACAATGACCCTCTTTTTATTGATACTTTTGCCTATAATGCTTTTGATAATCGTAGGTACGTTGTGCGTTCTCTTCCATGGCGCGCTATCAAAAATCCCGAAGTAATCAAGGATTCAGACTATGCGGGTGTGCGTAACTATATTGAACGTGTATACGGTATTACAAGTGTTCCGAAGATAGACGACGCACTGGCCTTGGTCTTCGAAAAGCATTCGTTCCATCCTATTCGTAAGTACTTAGCTGGTCTTGAGTGGGATGGTACAAAACGGTTGGACCACATTTTGCAGACCTATTTCGGTGTACCAGATAGCAACTACACGCGTGAGGTATTTCGTAAAATGATGGTCGCGATGGTAGCGCGAGTTATGAATCCCGGATGCAAATTCGACTTCGTGCTCGTTCTTGTCGGACCGCAGGGCTGCGGCAAAAGTACGTTCTTCCGAATGCTTGGCGGCGAGTGGTTCTCCGATACATTCAGTACCATCACGGGTAAAGAGGCATTCGAGCAGCTGCAAGGCGCGTGGTTACTTGAAGCTGGAGAGCTTGCTTCACTTAAGAAGGCTGAAGCCGAGCAGATTAAGCACTTCTTTTCTAAGTGTGATGACAACTACCGACCCGCCTATGCTCGAACCGTTGAGACGTTCAAGCGGCAATGTGTGTTTGTAGGTACAACCAACAGCCAAGCATTCCTAAAAGATACGACCGGTAACCGTCGTTTCTGGCCCGTGTCAGTAAATGTCCAGCGCCGTAAGCACACGCTTTTTGACGGGTCGTTACTGGAACTGCGTGACCAACTTTTTGCTGAGGCTGTCGTATACTACGAACAAGGTGAAGAGCTTTGTCTTTCGCAAATTGCTGAGAGCCAAGCCAATACGGCACGTGATGAGCACTATGACTGGGACGACCGTGTTGGTATTGTAGCCCAATATCTCGACCAGTTGCTACCGGTTAATTGGGATTCGCTTACCTCAGCCGACCGTCACCAATGGCTTAATAACGAGGAGCTCAGAGAGAAAGGTACTATACGCCGGACAGGTGTAACCGTAGCTGAAATATGGTGCGAGTGCTTCGGTAAAAACCGCGAGGATATGACTCGCTTCGCGACACGTGATATTACGGAAATTCTCAACTGCTTGCCTGAGTGGGAACAACAGAGCTCTGTGCGCAAGTTCCCGGTATATGGCCGGCAGAGGTGGTACAAAAGAATAGAAGACAATGCCGAAGTTGACCCCTTACTACTGTAGCGAGAAATGGCTTGAGCGCCAACTCGTTGATATAATAAAATCGCTGGGAGGTGAGTGCCTGAAGTTATACACTATCTCAGTAACCGGTCTGCCTGACAGGCTCGCGCTGTTGCCCGGCGGGCAGACCTTTTTTATCGAAGTTAAGAGCCAAGGCCAGAAGCCCAGAGCTATACAGTCTTGGTGGCATAATAAACTTAGAGGATTAGGCTTTACCGTTTTAATCGTCGACTCAGTAGAATCGTTAGAACATGCAAAAGTATACGCCACGGAAATATCAAGAGGTAGGTCTTAACTTGCTCTTGGAAAATAACCGCTTTGGTCTTTTCTACGACATGGGCCTCGGTAAGACTGTAGTAACCTTAACCGCAATCAAGGCTCTGCTTGATGATATACAGATTACTAAGGCTCTTGTCATTGCACCGCTATACGTGGCTCGTTCGGTATGGGACGCAGAGGCGCAGGAATGGGAACACACCTCCGGGCTTATCTTCTCTAAAGTTCTTGGAACCGCTAAGGAGCGCATGGCTGCGCTATCCAAGCCTGCTGACATATACGTTATCAACCGTGAGAATGTGGCGTGGTTATGTGAGCTGTACGGTGGTTACAAACTGCCGTTTGACATGGTTATTATTGACGAATTGAGTAGCTTTCGTAACCACCGCAGTAAACGCTTCAAGGCATTGAGAAATGCCACGACCTTCACCCCGCGCCTCGTAGGTCTTACTGGCACACCTTCGCCTAAGGGTTATATTAACTTGTGGGCTCAGATATTCCTCTTGGACCGCGGCAAGCGTCTTGGTAAGACCATAACCGAATACCGTCGTAAGTACTTCGAGCCCGGTTATATGAACTCCAGTGGCATTGTGTACGAATACAAAGTAATTTCCGGTCGTGATAAGGAAATTCTTAGTCGTATCAAGGATATTACCGTATCATTGAAGACTGAGGATTGTATTGAACTTCCTCCTCTTACTGCGAATTATATCAAAGTGCAACTTCCCGATGACGTAATGAAGCGATACCAAAGCTTTGAACGTGAGCGACTTATGTTTATCGTGGAACAAGAGGCCACTGCTGGGGGAGGGGTCTATCCCGGGGGAGGGGTTTATCCGGCTTCTATCCCGGGGGAGGGGTCTATCCCGGGGGAGGGGTCTATCCCGGGTGCAGGGCCAGACGTAGCGATACCCGCGGCCAGTGCCGCAGCTCTTACCAATAAGCTTCTCCAATTCAGCAATGGTGCGGTTTATGATGAGAACCATGTTGCTCATGCAATCCATGACTATAAGCTTGATGCTCTCGAGGAGCTTGTCGAGGACTTGGACGGTAAGCCGCTGTTGCTGGCCTACGTCTTCCAAAGTGACAAGGAACGGATATTGAAACGCCTTGCCAAGTACAAGCCTCGAGTATTTACGGGAGACGCAGAATACCGAGATTGGAATGCCGGTAAGATTAGTATTCTGCTTACGCACCCAGCTTCTACCGGACACGGCTTAAACTTGCAGCATGGCGGCAGTATCGCGTGTTGGTTTGGCGTGGTGAACGACCTCGAACTTTATGAGCAGTTTAATAAACGCCTTCATCGTCCCGGTCAGCAGAACCCCGTAATTATACACCATATTATATGCCCCGGTACAATGGACGATACAGTAGTGCGAGCTTTACGTAAAAAGTGTAACACACAAAATGCTGTAATGGAGGCGCTTAAGTTAAAACTGCAAAATTATTTTGCAAAATAATCTTTAAAAATTTCTTTATATCAAAATTAATTCTTATATTTGTATTATGGAAAAGATATATGTTATATCGGAAGACCTTTTCAAGGTACTTAAGGCTGTTTACGACGAGCTCAACCTCAGCGAATCACTTAACAACCCGAATATCACGCACGAACTGCATCGAGTTATTGCAAGTGCTCGGCTGTACCCTGAAGAAAGCTTCAGGCAGGCTATTCAGGCTCACGAATCCGGAGCGGCCATTGCCGGGGGAGGGGTTTATCCTGCTTCTATCCCGGGGGAGGGGTCTATCCCGGGCCACAATATCCTCCTCCGTGCCAACCAGATAGTCAACCACCGAGCCGAGGAGAAATTGCGACAGTACGGACCCTTTGGCAAGGCCATGCAGGCTATTGCCACTTGCTTCAACGCCTTGACCGGTCACGAACTCGAACCGAAACATATCAACCTTATTTATATGCTGGCCAAATTGCAGCGAGAGGCACACTGTCATAAAGAGGATAACCTACTCGACTTGGTGGCCTATGCCGCCCAGCTCAACAACCAAGAGGAAGGGGTAGAGCAGGAAGACGAATAAGATTTTGCAAAGCCATAAAAATATTTTATGCAAAAAGTTGTCAAAATATTTTTTTAGTTTGAAAAACATGCAGTATATTTGTAGTACAAACAAAGAGCAACAGCTCACTAACAAACACCTTTTATTAATTAAAAACAAAAACACCATGAACGCAAAGTTTGAAAAGATGCAGACCTCGACGCTGCAGAAGATGCTGACCCTCGCAACCACGACCGAAGCCGACAAGGCCGACATTCAGGAAGTCCTCGACGCCCGCGAGTCCGGCGTAGCCGCTGCTCCGGCTCCCGCTCCCGAGAGCGCTGCCGCTAAAGCTCGGGCAGCTAAAGAGCCCAAGGCTCCGAAGGAGAAGAAAGCCAAAGCCGAGAAGAAAGCCGAGGCTCCGAAGGAGAAGACCGCTAAAGAGCTGGCCCTCGAGGAGAGCAAGGCCAAGTACAATGCCGCTAAGGCTCAGGCCAAAGAGCTTCGTCAGGAGATGAAATCCCGCATCGACGCGATGCGTGAAGAGCTCGTAAGCGCTGACAACACACTGCACGGCAAGACACTTTCGTACAAGCTTCGTGGCGGTGAGACCCTGACGGGCAAGTGTGCCGGTATCATTCTCGACAAGCGCGGTCCCATCTATATCCTCCGCATGAACATGGGTGACGGCACGATGAAGTACCCGAGCCTCAACAGCCTCATCGTCACGCCGGAAATCAAGCCGACCGTGGACCTGTACCTCTCGCACCTCGAGATGCTTGCCGCTGAGGCGAAGCTCCAGACCATCGACGAGGAAATCGCCAAGCTGCAGGCCCTCAAGCCCGAGCTGGAAGCTGTGGTTGCAGGCTGGCAGGAATCTGAGACCAGCAAGGCATTCGCCGTCGCTTCGAATATGCGCGCCGAGATTAAGCGTCAGGAGCAGGAAATCCGCGATGAGTACGCCGCCAAAATCGAAGGTCTGGACTACGGCGACTACAAGCCCGCCGCCAAGCCCGCTGCCGCAAAGAAGGTAGTAGCCAAGACCGTCGAGGCCAAGGCCGAAGCTGCTGAAGGCGAAATTGTGTACGAAGCGCCTGCCGAAGAGGCTGAAGGCGAGGCTAATGACCCCTTGATGTAATGATGGAGCAACTCCAGTTCGCGCGGACCCGAGACGTCAAGTCTCCGGTCCGCGGGACCGGATTGTCAGCGGGTATCGACTTCTTTGTGCCCACCGATTTTCCGGTTACGAAACTCTGGCCGCATGACGATGTACTGATTCCGTTAGGCCTCAAGCTGGTTATCCCCCGAGGGCACGCGCTCGTCTTCATGAACAAGAGCGGCGTAGCCGCGAAGAAGCACCTGCAAGTGGGCGCTTGTGTTATTGACGAAGATTACCAAGGTGAGCCCCATGCTCACCTTACCAATATCGGGCCGGCCCCGATTGACATTTACCCCGGTGAGAAAATCGTGCAGGGCCTCGTGCTTAGGGTCAACTACTGTGAGCCTTATGAAGTGATGAGCCCGGACGAACTCCGATGGGTAAGCGCCGAACGCGGCGAAGGTGGCTTCGGTTCGACCAACGACAAACAGTAACTAAAAACTCCATCATTACATGAAAAATAAAGAAAAGCAGTTAACTTTGGATTCTGTTGGCTTCGATTTCTCGGTGCTGAATGCACGTCCGAAGGGTATGAGTCAAGCAGAATACCGCGACAAACGGTATCACGAGAGCCGTAGGTTGAAGAAATACCTTCGATGGGGTACTATCCGCCACGTCGCCGCTCGTATGACGTTGACGCCTGGCGGTCAGCCTGATAGCGTCATTCGCTACCCGGCTTATCGCCGCGCGTTAGGTTACGTTATGCGATAACCGCAAAACCATTTTATGCAAAAAGTTAGTCAAAAATATCCGTAAGAGATGGGTAAGTTTATTGAAAACAAGCTTAAAGCCCTCCAAGAGGGCTTTAATGAATATGCCCAAGAGAAGCACGGTAAAGACGGTGCGGTAGGCATGGTTGTCCTCGTCGCCGAGCAAATCGGCTCAGCTGAGGACCAAATCGAGTGGGCTGGTCACATGGTCAACATGGGTTCAACCAACATGCGAGTTGCCGCGATGTCGCAGATTTTCCTGCAGGCCGAGCGTCAGAAGACCGAAGACGGAGCGCCTGC